CCAGTCAAGAAGAAGAGAGGTCGTAAAAAGAGTAAAGCAAATTACTTTACTGAAGATACAGATAAAGCTATTGTAGCTTATAACAATTCAACCGATCCTATCTTTAGAGCAAAGATATTTACAGACCAAATATATTATCCATTCTATAAACTTGTAGAGAATATTATACACACCTTCAAGTTCTACTATACAGATGTAGATACTATTGAGGATCTTAAGCACGAACTCATCTCTCTACTATTAGAAGAGAAGATCCATTACTTTGATCCTACACGAGGTGCAAAAGCATATTCATACTTTGGTACTATTATAAAAAGACACTTAATTGTTTACAATAAGCAAAACTACAAAGCACTTCAACAGAAAGCACCTACTGATGGTTTAGAGAATCATGAGGTTTACCCAACTGATATAGAAGATAACCAAACTAAACAACTATCAGAAATAGTAGATGTATTTGCAGATAGATGTGAAGGTAGTTTAGAAGAGCTTTTTCCAAAAGAACAAGACCAGAGAATTGCAGATGCTATCTTAACTTTGTTCCGCAAAAGAAAAACTCTAGAGCTATTCAATAAGAAAGCACTATACATTCTTATAAGAGAAATGACAGGTGTAGAAACTTTGAATATTACAAAAGTAGTTAACATTCTTAAAGATGAGTTTTATGAAGTGTACTATGAGTATGCAGCAGACTACCGTATCACATCTAAAGACTAACTCTATTTATTATAAAAGTACATATGGGACTCGATACTGAATTATTTAAAGGTAAAAAAGTTTCTGATGTCCTTGAGGAGATTTACACCAACTCAAAGAAAAAGGACAAACAGATATCTGCATTAATCAATCAACTCAAAGATCACGTTAACGATCTTGGGGATGCTACTGTTGTTGTACCTATGATCAAAGAGTACTTAGATGTAGCTGTTAAAAACGATGATGCTCTTATTAAGATGCTTAACATTGTAAACAGACTAACCAGCAACTCACCAGGAAGCTCAGAGTTCGATTTATCAGTAGAAGAGTTACAATCACTATTAGGAGACGATAAAGAAGGGAAGTAATGTCAAGCTACAAGAATACCTTTCAAAGTATTAAACCTACTACTAACCATAAGTATCTAGGAAGATTTGGTCAAGTAATCAAAGTAAATACTTCTACAGAAAATTTAGACCTAGAAGGTACAATAAGTGCTGTAACTTCCAATGGAAATATATTAACAAATATATATCCAAAACACTATAACATACAGCAGTTACCTCTACTAGGTGAATTGGTTGAAATATCTAAAGATGACTTTGAAGGCAGAAGCTACTACAGTTCACCAGTTAATATTCACAACTTTCCAACACACAACTCTCCTAACGAAAGTGTAATAACCACTTCGGATTATATAGAACCCACAACAGTTAATCCATATAGAATATATACTGGTGATACTATCTTACAGGGAAGATTTGGACAATCTATTAGATTCTCACAGACAATTGAGAATAAGACAGTATGGGAAGGAAACACCTCGAATCCAGTTACTATTATAAGTAATGGCCAAACCCCCACAGAGGATGGAGCGTTTTTATTAACTGAAGATATTAATCAGGATGCTGCTACCTTATATCTCGTAGAGGATACAAAACTACCATTAATTGATTTATCAAAAAGAGATAGTTATAATCAACCTATTGAAAGTGGCAATGAGTTTAGAGGTAACCAAGCAATAATAGCATCAGATCGATTGTATTTAAACGCGAGACAAGATTCTGTATTAGTGTCAGCACAAAGTGGTAGTGTAGGCTTATCAGGAGAAACAATTAATATAGATGGAATATCTTCGATTAGATTAGATGCACCTTCTTATGATTTAAACTCTGATACATTTACTACTGCAAATCAAGAAAGAAATATAAACAGTGAAACATCTACCTACAATTTCACACAGTTTGATATCAATGGTACAAATGTAAATGTAAACTATAGTAGAATTGGGCTAGGAGAGAATGCAGCAGAACCGGTATTACAGAGTACTGAATTTTTAACTGATATTGCAGCCCTGAATCTAGGACTCACTCAATTAGCAACAGCTCTAACAGGGGTAGTTGGAATCTTAGCAGTCCTCCCAGGAGGGCAAGTTCCTGCAGCAGCATTACAGGCAGCAGCAACCACTGTTATCTCTCAGGCAAATAATATTCAAACAAAGGCAGTATCAGGTAACTATTTATCTACTACAGTCTTTACTAAATAAACTAATACAAATCATATTTATAGGTATGAAGGTATCCCAATTAAAAACATTAATTAAAGAAGCTGTAAAAGAAGCAATCCAAGAAGAACTTGGATCAATGCAACAACCAGCTCCAATCCAAGAGGTAAAGGCAGCAACTCCACCACCTCCCCTAGCACCCATCAAAACAGGCAACTCTTTGTTAGATGCTCTTAATGAAACAAAGCATACACTAACAACAGATGAGTACCGTACAATGGTAAGTGCAAACTCCTCAATGGTATCAGCCCCAGGACTAGGTATGCAATCACAAGCAGGTCCTCAACCGGGATTAGATCTTTCACAATTAGATTTTACCAAGAACGCAGGAGCTATCTTTAAGAAATCAAACGAATTAGATAAAGCTAAGCATGGCCTATAGGATTAATAAAGTAAACCCTTTAGATCTCCAAGCACGAAAAGCTATTGGAGTAGGTATTCCATTTTCACAAGATGGAGTATTTACCTCAAATTATCAAACAAAAGACGCAATAAAGAATAATATCATAAACTTTTTATTGACAGGAAAGGATGAGCGTTTTATGAATCCTACATTTGGATCTAATATTCGTAATTTACTTTTTGAAAATATAAATGACAATTCTCTGGATGCTACCTCAAACTCTCTAAGACAAGAGTTAGAAGTGTACTTTCCTCAGATTAGTGTTACAGAGTTAACAATTAATCCACAACACGATAGAAACACAGTTAATATTACCTTTGCATATCAATTAAGGTTTACGAATATAGCTGATACCGTTAGTATAAACTTCGTATAAAATGGCAGAAGAAAGAGACATAAAATATTCAAACAAGGACTTTGCAAACCTTAAGCAGCAACTCGTTACCTATTCGAAAAGCTATTTTCCTGATACGTATAATGATTTTAGCCCAACATCACCAGGTATGCTCTTTATGGAGCAAGCTGCGTATGTCGGAGATCTTATGTCATTCTATCAAGATATTCAAGTACAAGAAACCTTTTTACAATACGCACAAGAAAAGGAAAATCTTTACAACTTAGCATACTTAATGGGATATCGTCCAAAGACTGTAGGACTAGCTTCTGTAGATGTAGAACTATTTCAAAGAGTACCTGCTAAAACAGTAGGAGGACAGCAAGCTCCTGATTTTGATTATGCATTAGTAATTGAACCCAATACTACAATAAAATCATCAGATGCCTCTGCAGTATCTTTCTATATTCCAGAAGCTATTGATTTTGCTTTTAGTAGTTCAGCCTCACCAACACAAGTTAGTGTATATGCTACACAAGATAATGGAGGTATTACAGAAATCACAGAATTTTTATTAAAGAAAACTGCTAAAGCATATGCTGGTGATATAGAAACTACAACAGTATCTGTTGGAGGAGCTCAAGCATTCTTTACTACTACACTTACAAAAGGTGACAAAGAAATTGCAGGAATCTTACAAATAGAAGACTCTAATTCAAACGAATGGAAAGAGGTTCCTTACCTAGCTCAAGATTCTGTATTTACTTCTTCTACAAATTCAAATAACGATGCCGGAGCAGTCCCTTTTGTTTTAGAATTACAAAGTGTACCTAGAAGATATGTAACAAGATATGACACCTCGGGTAATCTTATTCTACAGTTTGGTTCAAAAGTGGGTTCAACAGACAACTCAACATTTACACCCGACCCTTCTAAAATAGGAGATAGTAACTATGGAGGTATATCTTCAATAGACATTGCATATGACCCAACCAACCTATCATACACAGATGCTTACGGTTTAGCTCCTAGCAATACTACTTTAGCAATTACCTATGTAACAGGATATGGAATTTCAGGAAATGTACGAGCAAATTCTCTTAGCAATATTGTAAACATCACTAAATCTTATAAAAGTGGAACAGCAACTGGAGTTACGTACTTAAATAGTTTAGCTGTAAATAATCCAAAAGCAGCACAAGGAGGTAAGGATGGGGATACTATAGAAGAGATTCGTCAAAATGCCTTAGCAGCTTTTAGTGCGCAAAAGAGAGCAGTAACAAGAGCAGATTATTCCGTCCGAGCTTTAACTATTCCTTATAAGTATGGTACAATAGCAAAAGCATATACTGCACAAAATCAAACAAACACAGGTATAGATTATAATCCCTTGGGAATATCTTTATATGTGTTAGCATATAATGGAGATAGGCAACTTGTACCTGCTACTGATACTTTAAAGAATAACCTTAAAACTTATATGAGTGAATACAAAATGCTTTCTGATGCTATTGATATTAGGGATGCATATGTAGTTAATATAGGTGTAACATATGAAGTAGTAGTTCTACCAGAATACAATGGAAGAGAGGTATTGCTAAAAGTGCAAGAAGTTGTAAAAGATTTCTTTAATATAAACCGTTGGACAATTAACCAACCAATCGAACTCTCAAAATTATACACAGCAATTGATAGAGTGAAAGGTGTGCAATCGGCAGAGAATATTGAGATTAAAAATAAGGTAGGAGGACAATACTCAGATGTAGCATATGATATTCAAGTAGCTACTAAAAAGAGTGTAGTATATCCAAGTTATGATCCAATGATTTTTGAAGTGAAGTTTCCTGATAGAGACATTGTAGGACGTATAACAACAATTTAAGATGGCAATATACAGATTATATCCAAGTAAAGATTCAACTCTCTACACAAGAGTAGAGGACCTTAACACCGGTGCAGATGCAATGCTGGAGTTGGGTAGTGATAAGTTTGGTAATGCCATGCGTTCTATACTCCAGTTTGATCAAACAGAGGTTAATGAGACTATTGATAACATCATTCAGAGCACAGGATCTTATTCTGCAAATCTAAGATTGCACACAGCTAATGCTGAAAACCTTGGGGAGGATACTCAAGTATACGCTTTACCAGTTGCAGAATCTTGGACAGAGGGTATTGGACATTACGCAGATGCACCATATAATGCTTTAGGTGTTTCTTGGAAGTACAGGAATGGAAATACTCCGTGGGATACTGCTACCTATGCTAGTGTTGATAATGGAGAAGCAGTAGGTGGTGGTACTTGGGTATTAACAACAGACACAAACTACCCAAATGGGATATACAACGTAACACCTCAGACGGTATATGTTACTGGATCCTATGATCACGTATATAGAGGTTCATTAAATATTGATATTGATATGACTCCTTTTGTGAGAGCAACATATCATGATGAGTTTAATAATAACGGTATTCTCTTAAGAATGAATATTGAAGAGTTTTCAACAGGCTCTATGAGCTATATGCAACTCTTTTCTAAAGACACTAATACAGTGTACTATCCAAGCTTAGAGTTTAAGTGGGACGATTCAATATACTCCTCAACATTAGAAGAGCTATCAACAAGCACTTCTGATATTATTGTAAAAGATGTAAGAGAAGTATATGCAGATAGTGGTAAGGTAAGGTTTAGGTTACAAGCTCGTCCTAAATACCCAACAAAAGTATTTAGAACAACTAACGTATATCTAACCAATTATAAACTACCTCAAGCATCTTACTGGGGAATCAGAGATGAAGCTACTGGTGAGATGGTAATCGACTTTGATACTGTTGGTACTAAGATCAGTGCAGACAACACATCAAGCTACTTTGAGGTGTATATGGATAATTTATTTGTAGAGAGATACTATAGGGTTGTTATACAGACTACTATAGATGGAACCACTCATACAATTGAGAGCGATAAACCATTTAAACTAGCAGAGAATGGCTAAGACAATTGCAGGACCTAATCTAAATGTAATAAAATCTAATGTTGAGGTTTTATCTACTTTAGACTTATTGGATAACAAAGCAGGAGTACAGTATAGTGGAAGCTCTAGCTCACCATTTACTGCACTAAACAATATTGCGTATGCTACATCTTTAGCAAATAAGAGTGGTATTGAGTTGGGTATTGATCACTCCAACTATTCTAACTTTGTTCACTTCGGATCTGCAGAAGAGAGATTATCTAACTTTAAAGACAAACTCGAAGCTATCCAGTACCACGAGAATACTTCGGTAACAATCTCAAACACATTATCAGCAACCTCTACCTACCAATCAGAGAGTGTAAATTATCATATTGATGCAGCAGCTACTATTTTAGGAGAGTTTGATAGCTATGATAGATTTTTATACTTTGAAAGTAGTAGCTATACTTGGCCAAAAGATGTTGATGGAAAATTACTTCCAACAACTGCCTCAGCAGCAGTAGTTTGGTATAACACGCAACTATCTGCTTCACAGGATTATGATTTAGAGAATCAAAACAGACTACTTAACACTTTACCAGATTACATTAAAGAGGATCCAATAAATAATCCAGCTATTGTATTTTGTGATATGCTAGGTCATCATTATGATAATCTTTTGGTATATGCTCAAGGTATCTCTCAAAAGCATAATACTGATAACCGATTAGATATTGGTGCAAGTAGAGAACTGATTGGAGACATCTTAAAAGGGTTTGGTATTAAGCTGTATGAGAGTCAATTTAACACTCTTGATTTAGGAAAGCTATATGTAGGATCATTTTATCCAACTGGATCTGAGGTAATAAGCACTCAGATATCAGGATCAAAAGTTATCCCTCCAATCAAAGATCATCTAGATGGAGTATATAAGCGTATATACCACAATATAGCACACCTCTTACAGGTTAAAGGTACTAGAAGAGGACTTAGAGCTTTGATCAATACTTTTGGTGTACCGTCCGATATTTTAACCATAAAAGAGTTTGGTGGTGTACATAAAGAAGCTCAAAACTTTGGACCAGAAACACCCTTCACATCTTCTTTAGATAAGATACGATTAGACAATACTGGCTCTCTTCTATCGGGTAGTACAATATCTCTATATGGTGAGATGACAGAGTTTGAAAATAAGTACTCAAACGATAGTCATGTTGTAGAAATTGGTTGGTCACCAAATCAATTGAAAGATGATTACATTATGGGAGAGGTTTCTACCTCCTTCAACATTGATGATTATATTGGAGATCCAAGAGATAGGTTTAATGGAAGTTATACTGACCTCCAAGATTTCACTAAAACAATACTAGACACTTCGGAAGATAGAACCATCTACGACTTCTTGAGGCTACTAAGATATTACGACAATCAAATGTTTGCTATGCTGGAAGACTTTGCACCTGCAAGGACTTCTTTAAGAAAAGGAGCAATCATAAAACCTCACATATTAGAGCGTAGTAAAGCTGGTGTAGGTACAATGGGTATTTCCGAAGAGTCTATATCAGGATCTATTGATGTATACGCAGTAACTGGTAGTGAAGGACAGGTGGTTAACCAAGACACTTCTAATACTGTTATAAATAAAACAATAGCAGGAGCAGTATCTCAATCAATATCCGATCAAAGAGAAAGGTTTAATGGAGAATTGGGTGGTAGTTCTATTGTAGTATCTAACGGAGAACTTAACGAGG